GTCGGCTTTTTTGAAGTTCGCGCGCGGGGTTCTATTAATAGCCTCCCTCCAGTTTTCCTAAATTTTTACCAAACTTCTAAGCCTAGCTACTTGCTTCGCAAGAGTTACTTGCTGCGCAAATGCTCCTAAGCCTCAGGGCCAAGAAAGTCCCCTCCCGCTATCGCGTTGGAGAAACAAAGATGCTACAATACTTTTAACAACTTGGAGATTCCTCGTCATGAACCACGACCGCATTGCCACCCTGCTCGCTTCTGGACTCCTAGCCTCACAAGTCGCTACTATTGTAGGAGTTTCGCCAGCCCGCATTACCCAGCTTCAAAAGGAAGAAGGCTTTGCAGAGATACTAGCTGGTAAGCAAGCAGAAGTCGCCGCCAAGGACATAGAAGAAATCTCCCTCTCCGCTAAATATACAGCTGTAGAACACCTTCTAATTGAGCAGATGGTGCAGATGGCCCCAGTTTCCGAGCTAAGAGACGTAACTGCAGCTCTCAGAGTAGTGGCCGAGCGCCAAGAGAAAGCTAAGAGCCGTATGAATCCGATCCTGCAGCAGTCTCCTGTCCTTAACAACATAGTTCAACTCATTCTTCCTAGTCATGCAATACCAGAACTTGCCCTTAATGCAGAAAGAGAGGTAATAGCAATTGGAAACAGAAACCTTGCCCCTCTCTCTTCCTCAGGAGTCCTTAGCCTTTTCGCCACCCCAGCTCTTAACGCAATCCCAGCCAATCTTAACGCAGGAGAATATCATGAGCCAGCAAGAATACAACCAAGCACAGAAGCGGATGCTCCAGAAACTCTTCCCAGCACTCAAGGGATAACAGCGGGAGCTATGAAGTTCTTAGATTCCCTTCATCCCGCTCCCTTCGCAGCTAGTTTCTAGGTCTTTACGCCCATGCAGCAGCCTCTGGCTATTAGTACCTCTCTTGCTGATGCTTACGAGAGAGGGAGAACAGATATTAACTTCTTCGCGGCCCTCTGTATGCCGCAGGTTTTCCTATTCTCTTTACCTCCATTCTACATAACGGCTTGGCAACTGATAGTTTCAGAAGAACCTGACAGGATGGACGCGCTCTTTCGCTTCGCTTTAGGCTTACCTAGGGGCCACGCAAAGACTACGTTCATTAAAATCCTAATTGCTTGGATGATTGTCTATGACCGAGCTTCCTTTATCTTAGTTGTCTGCGCTAACTCTGATCTAGCTGAGAACCTTCTAGGAGATATCCATGACATTCTCTCGTCAGATAACATTACAGCAATATACGGGAAGTGGGAAGAGACTCTTGGGACTGACTCCAAGGATACCAAGACTGGAGCTTATCACGGAAGAGCTGTCACGCTCGTGGCTAGAGGCTGGTCGGCTGGCATCCGAGGCATTAACCTTAAAAACAAGAGACCTGACTTCATCTTCTGTGATGACGTGCAGACAAAAGCTAACGACGACTCCCCTACTGAGCGTCATAAGCTTCTATCAGAGCTTGTGGGCACAATCTTTAAGTCCATCTCCTACAGAGGACGCCGCACGATCGTCTACGTAGGGAACTTGTATAGCGATGAGTGTATCCTACAGCAATTCCGTAAGACAAAGTCCTGGACTTCGCTTGTAACTGGTGCTATTCTTGAAGATGGAACTCCTCTCTGGCCTGAACTTGTATCTCTTCCAGAGCTTAAAGAATCTTATGAGCACGATGAAGCACTAGGTCTGGCTCATATCTGGTTTGCTGAGGTAATGAATGACCCGCAATCTGTTCTTCATTCTCTTCTACCTAAGCCAATCCCAGATTCAGATCAAGAAGAGATTCTCTTAGATGACGGCGCCTACATCACAATAGATCCAGCTGGTTTTAGAAGTAATTCAGACGACAACGTAATTGCAGGCTTTAAGAAATTTGATGACAAAGGTTATTGTGTAAAGATTAACCGAGAACTCTCAGATCCATCAGAGATAGTACAAGAAGCTATTCGCATGGCTCTTGAAATTGGGGCTACTCTTATTGGCGTAGAATCTGTAGGTTATCAGCAGACTCTTTGCTTCTGGCTTGGCTTCTTCTTAAAGAAATTAGGTATACATCATATTACAGTAGTAGAACTCTCTCCACACGGACGTTCGAAAGAAGCTCGTATTCGTCAGTATGTGAAAGAGCTCTACGCTGGAACTCAAGTTCTTCATGACCAGAAAGCTAGAAGGGAATTCAACTGGCAAGGCTCTCTCTACAAGATAGGAAAGAAGAATAACAAGGACGATATTTTGGACGCGGTTGCCTATTCTCTGGATATCCGTAATGAATACTGGCATCTGATCCGGCCTATCATTGATAATGGCTATCAAGTCAATCATGAGCTTTGTTCTGTAGTACATAACAGTTGTTTTTAATATTTTCAATCGCTTCCACTAAGAGGAATTTCAATAATGGCAACCAAACCAGCAAGTGCTACTCCTCCTAACAAGGAAGCACAGACAGCAGTCCTTCAATATGCTGAGAACATTTTAACAGAACATAAGAGATTCAACGACTACACTGCTAAGATGGAAGCTATTGATATTGCCTATGCTCGCTATCAAAGTTCCAAGGATGCTAATGGAGTAGTACAAGGACAGGGCATTGATGCCGCCACTACACCTGTAGGAGTAATGAACCTTCCTTCTACGACTCCTCCAGTTCTTGTGTCCCAGGTCGACAGTATGTTAGCCTACCTAGCTGAAGTCTTCTTGTCTGGTTCTCCATTATTTCCTATTGTGTCTTCTCCGATCAATCGCGTCGAGGCAGAAACACTTGAATCTCTTATTGATGACCATGCGACTTTAGGAGGTTATGCTCGTCAGCTTCTGATGTTCTTACGTGATGGGGTCAAGTATAACTTCTCAGCTCTTGAAACTGATTGGTCTTCTATTGATCAATACACTCTTGCTGAAGATCTTATGCAATTCGAGAAACAGAAGCTTGCGAAGACCTCTACTTTCTATACCAAGCTCAAGCGCTGGGATCCATACAACACTGTCTGGGATCGTAACGTATCTCCTGGGGATGTCGCTTCCGAAGGAGACTATGCAGGTCATATAGAAATCCTTTCTCGTACTAAACTTAAGCGACTTCTTAATCGTTTGAGTGTAGAGGGTGAAGTTATCAATGCCAAAGAAGCGCTTGAAGCTAAGATCGCTAATGGTGCTGAGAGTTTCACTAACTACCGTATGCATCCTCAGATCTCTGATTATATCTCTGTTCGTAAGCCTTTAGATGGAATCAACTATCTCGAGTATATCACAGGCCAGAAGGATGCTAAGAATAGTAACATCAATACCGTCAATAACTTTGAAGTCTTTACTCTCTATGCTCGGATTATGCCATCAGATTTCCGTCTGTATGGTACTGAAGCTAAGACTCCTCAGATCTGGAAGTTCCGTATCGTTAACGGTTCTATTTTAGTACAAGCCAAGCGTATCATCTCTGCTTATGATTATCTCCCAGTACTCTTTGGGCAGCCGTTGGAAGATGGACTCGGCTATCAAACACAGAGTATGGCGGAAGCTGAGATTCCTTTCCAAGTAGCTGCGGCAACCCTTGTTAATATTCGCTTCAACTCCGCTCGCAGGGCTGTTTCTGATCGCGCCCTCTACGATAAAGATCTTATCAGTGCTGCTGATATCAATGCCCCAGTTCCAGCCGCTAAGATCCCTGTTAAATCTAATAGTTTGGACTCTAACAAGAAGATCAGCGATGCCTATTTCCCAATTCCTTTTGATGCACGCGGGACAGAGACTACTATTAATGATGCAATGGCGATAGTAGGTTTCGGGCGTGAACTCTCTGGTCTCAACAATCCTATGCAAGGTAAGTTCCAGAAGGGTAATAAGAGTGTCCAGGAATGGAATGATACTATGGGTGGGGCTGATGCTAGACTTCGTCTGCCAGCTCTTACACTAGAATTCCAAGTCTTTATGCCACTCAAGGAAATCCTTAAACTTAATATCTTTCAATACGGAGAAGACACGGTTACAGTCTCGCAGCGTTCTGGTAAAGAGTATCAAGCCAAGATAGCCAAACTACGCGACGTAGTTCTTAGCTTTAAGGTTGCTGACGGCTACACTCCTAAGTCTAAGCTAGCGGGAACAGAAGCTTTAGCTCAAGGTATGCAGATGATTACTCAGTCTCAGCCTCTCCAGGCTGCTTATGGTGGTCAACTCCCTGCCATGTTCGCTCACTTGATGCAACTAATGGGAGTCAAAGGTCTGGAAGAATATACTCCTAGTCCAGAGCAGGCTCAGCAGAATATGCTAGCAGGCCAAGCTATGCAGCAAGGAGTTAATCCTCAAACTGGCCAGCCTATGATGCCTCCTCAATCTCAACCTCAATAACTCCTGGGAATTTCAATCATGTCAACAGACCTCTTGTTTCCTTCTCTAGTACTCTCAGACACAGAGAAGGATCTTCTTCTCGAAATCTATAGTAACCCTGTCGTAACAAAACATCTTAAAATCCTAGCCTTAAATGATACAAAAGAGCTCTTATCTTTTACCGCACTAGGTAAGAATGACTCTGAAGTAGCAAAAGCTGTAGCCACAGTGCAAGGTAAGTTAACAGTTCTTTCAACTCTTCTTTCAATCTCGCTGCAATCTCAACCTAAGGAGTAATACAAATGAACGTCATGGACTTTTTCAAGCCGGCTGCCACGGAAGCAGCTAAGCCCGCAGCAAGTGTAGAATCTACAAAAGCAGAACCTAGCACTAAAGCGGCTGAGGTAACTGCTGCTAATGAGGCCAATAATCCCAAGAAGGACACGCAAAATCCCTTTGACGAATACCAAAAACTATTCGATAATGCTGCTACTAACTCAGACATTCAAGCACCTTCGTTTTCTCTTGATCCGAAAGTAATAGCTGACGTCTCTAGCAAGATGAATTTCACTCAAGGTCTCAGCCCTGAGCTACTTCAGAAAGCTAAAGAAGGAGATGCAGCTGCTATGTTTCAGCTGATCCAAGACGTTGGTCGCAATGCTTATCGTGCTTCCCTAGAGCACACAACAAAACTCACAGATACCCACCTTGGGCAACGCTCTGAGTTTGAGAGCAAGAAACTTCGTAGTGGGGTTCGTGAACAACTCACTAATGAAGCGCTCTCATCCAATCCAAACTACAATCACCCAGTAATCAAGTCAGAGCTTAATCGTATTGCCAAGCAATTTGCAGGCTCTAATGAGTATGCAGATGCTTCTCCGCAACAGATCGCGGAAGCTGCCAGGCAATATCTTAATGATCTGCATGCTGCTATGAATCCGGCTGATCCTACTAAAACTAAAGAGGGTAAGTCGAAGTCAAAGGAGATTGATTACATGCAATATCTTATGGGCGAGTCTTCGTAATCTCGCTTTTCACTTTCTCTTAATAAAGGAAATACATCATGAGCCTTCTTAGCGGTATCTTTAACACTACTCAGAATCCGGCGGAACTGAATGCTCGTTCCTTCTCGGATACTATCCTTCGACTCTTTCCTAATGGCTCGGCTCCGCTGTATGCTCTCTCAGCCAAAGCCGGTAAGAAAAAAGCCAAGTCCTCGACTCATGGCTACTTCTCGAAGACTATGGTCTTTGTTACTACTACCTCGACTGCGGGTGATTTGATTGGTGCTACTACACTGACACTTGGCTCGACAGTCGGTATGACAGCGCACATGGTTCTTCATAACCTTCGTACTCGTGAGAACTATCGTGTTGTTTCTATTACTAACGCCACGCAGGTTGTTGTTACCCGTGCATTTGGTCGCGTCGCTGCGGCTGCTCTTAACGCTGCAGATAAGATCATCCAAGTGGGTACTGCCTTTATGGAAGGCTCGAGCCGTCCTAACGCACGTCAGTTGGCTACTACCTATGTCGCCAACTATACGCAAATCTTCCGTAATGCGTGGGGTCTGACTGATACGGCGCGTGCTTCGCTGTCAGAGATTGGCTATAGCAACGTTGCTGAGAGCCGTAAGGATTGCAGCCTGTTCCACTCTGTGGATATGGAATCTGCGATTATGTTTGGTCAGGCTAAGATGGACACGGCGGGCGCGCAGCCGGTTCACAGTACGCAAGGTATTATTGATTCGATCTATCAATATGCCGCTGCTAACGTGAATCCCGCTGCTGCTACTACTAACTACAGCGAACTGGTTGCTTTGGTGGAAGAGCCTTTCAACTTTAGCACTGACATTGGTAACAATGGCGAGCGTGTTGGCTTCGTAGATCGTCTGGCTATGAAGGTGCTGACTGATGTGGGCCGTAAGTCTGGTCAGATCGAGATCATGCAGTCTGAGACTGGCTTTGGTATGAAGTTCACTAGCTTCAAGTTCTATCAAGGCACTATCAACCTGATCCAACATCCTCTGATGAATGGTCTTAATCCGACTGGTGGTAACATGCTGATCGTTGATCTGGCTGCTGTCAAGTTGGCTTATATGGAAGGTCGCGATGCTGTTCCTGAGGAATATGGCTCTGGCATGAAGCAAGTTGAGCTGGGTACTGACGGAGTTGGTGGTTCTCTTACCTCTGAGTTCGCAGTAGAACTTATCAACCCATTCGCTTGCGGGTATGTTACTGGTCTGACCTCTGGTGTTGCGTAATAGTTAGAGCAAAAAGTCTGCTAGATTGAGTAGGCTTTTCAGTGGGGTAGATAGGGCCGCTCCTCCCAAACAATATCTACCCTGCTTTTTCTTTCTTATAAGGAACATAAATCATGGCACCCTTTCCTAGCAAGCAACCTAAAGTTGAAGAAGCAGAAGTTGTAGAAGAAGTAAAACCTAACAAAGAGACTAAGAAAGGCTATGCTGTTTCTGTTGTAGCTTGTACTTTCCGTAGTGGTTCTATCTCCTTATCTCCCGATCTGAATGGCATCTATCATCCAAAGACTGAAGAGGAAGTCGCTCTTATGGACTACCATCTAGGACGAGGCAACGTACAGATGATTGATATCGAGGTCTAAGATCATGTTAATGACGGAAGCAGTTAACGAAGTGCTCTCTATTACCAAGCGTCCTGACAAGCGCGTTGAGATCATTTCGAATATCAACAAAGCCATGTCTTTCTTTACTATGAAGGCAGATTTCTCGCGAGATATGCTAGAACTTTCTGTGCCTATTGCTGCTAATAGCTATGGCGAATCCATCGATTTAGCAGATCCCCTTCTTGGTTTTGTACGCTTCCGTAAGATCAAGTTTGTAAAACCTCGGAGTCAGCGTTATTATCTCACGCAGATAGATCCTACAAACATCTTCACTCCTGGCGGAACTGTCCAGACTAACAGATTTTATGTGGCCGGTCAATCCCTTACATACACTCTCTCCGTCTGTGATTCATTTCTAGAAGTTGGTTATTATCAATATGCTCCGATCTTGTCAGAAACTACCGGAGCAGATGCTCATTGGATGTTGGATCTCATCCCTTGGGCTATTACAGAACGGGCAGCAGCTCAGATCTTCAAAAGTATTGGCGATGACACTTCTGCGCGCTTCTATGAGAACAGTAGTATGGAAATGTTCCTGACCGCTCGCAGAGATTTCGCAGACCAAGTAGCAAACGACGCAACTTAACTCTCTTCTCCCCTTGAAAGGACTACTCCTGCAGTTACTATCACTGGTATCGGGGAGATGGTTGCCTAAATCGAAAGTCTTAATCCTAGCTCTTAGAAATAGGAGCTAGCAATTAGGTTTTTCAAAAGCTTTGAAAGGAATTCAAATGTTAAGTCTTGAAGATAAACTATACATCCTACAGCTGTCTGATGAAGGATTTGCTGACGGGATTGCTACGATGGTTAAGAGTATGCTTCTTGACAATAGCAGTAATAATTTCGAGGATACTCATGGTACCTCTTTCTTTGAAGGAACTCCTACTACCTCGACTGAGGACTCTTTGTTGCTTGAGGATAATACTCCGTTTAATTTGGAGTAAGTAGCATGTCTGCAAAAATAACAGAGCTGTTAGCTAGATCAGCATTACAAGCAGGCGATTTCTTTGTGATCGCTGATGCAGATGAAGCTATTAACTACAAAGTACGATTTGATGACTTAGTTACAGCTATAGAAGGAAGCATTATGCCTGCATACACACTAGAACTTGATACAGTCTCGGCCTCCCGGTTCTACGTCGGTGAAGCAATTCCAGGTTCTTCTTTAGCAGCTGCTCTCTGGCGTATCTACCGAGTCGATGGAACAACTGATCTAAGTAAGAAGTTTGCTGATGGAGAGGCAACATTCACTAAGGTCTGGAATGATAGGGCTTCGTATGCGTACTAAGATCTCTTCTATAAAGGGTGTGAATTAAATGGCAACAGTTTATTCCCTCATCTGCTGGGGTGGAGCTGCTGGCAAGTCTGCTACTGGCGCTACCGCTACCGACATCATCACGCTGACGAACCACGGTATTCGTGCTGGTACGGGCGTAGTGCCGCAATCAACTGTGTCGGGCGTCACAGCTGGTACGATCTACTATGTCTATCCGATAGCCGCCAGCACGTTCTACTTGTATGACACCTACGAAAACTCTCTAGTAGGCGGAGCTACTGGCCGGATCAACATAACTGCGACCACTGCTTTTATTCTAAAATCTGCCTACTACCTTGCCTTGAGTAACAAAAGCCGCTGGACGACAGACGGGGTGGAGAGGATTTATCCCGGCATTACCGAGTGGAATGCTGGCCGCGCTGGGTGTTCGCCGCTAGACGAGGAAGTCTGTGAAATCGGCATGGCGTGGACGGAGTACCTTTCTGGTACAGCAACTCTTAACATCGCTATCCCTGCTGGAGCGTATCGCATTGAAACTAAGATCAACGGAGTAAGGACACCAGCGTTTCATGCTGGCAACTTCTCTACAGGCTTTCGCGCACTGGTGAGATATGCTTGGGGCGGCCTGAACTTGACTTCTCCGCAGGGCCTAGTAGATGGCTTCGTGATCGAAGATATCCGCAGCGACTATCGCGTGCTGTCATTGGTACTGCTCACCGGGTTTTTGTGCGAAGCGCGCAACATGCGTATTATAGGTAACGAGGCAGCGCCATCATCCTCTACTGGCATACAGCTTTTCGGTATTCTGACAAAGGCGGTCAATTGCATTGTTACTGGGACTTATTACGGGATTCAAATCTACCAGTACGGTGCATACCCAAGCATTCATAACTGTATAACTACAAAAAACGTTATAGGAATGGATTGTGGCAATACTGGCTCCGCAAACGGGCACGGATCAAGCGTCTATAACAACGTGTCTCTAGGCAATACTACCCTTAATTGGTTTAACGTCAATATGACGAACTTTCGGGGCGCATCAAACAATCTCGGCGCTCCTGGTGAGGCGTGGGTAAAGGCTCCGGGTATCCGCTTAGAAACAACTGAGACGACACCATTTGCTGGCATCTTCCAGGATTTCGTTAATACTCTATTGGCGCCGGCTAGCGCGACCTCTCCGTTAGCTGAAAACGGAATAGCCTATTACGGCGCTATCAACACAGACATAAAGGAGTCCTACCGCCCTGCTTACCCAGGCAGCAACTACGGCGTGGCTATTAGCGCTGGCTCGTTTGTCACTGGCATGTCCTATACCATCACCACAGTAGGTACTACGAATTTCATCCTAATCGGCGCAAGCGCGAACACTGTCGGCGTAGTATTCAAAGCATCTGGTATAGGTAGTGGCAATGGCACGGCAACACTGAATGCTGGCATTGATGTTGGAGCGTATGAGTTCGACCTTGGCTATAGTGGCTGGCCGCAGACACAGACTTATACAGTAGCAGGAGCTGTAATCGACCGCATCAAGATCGCAAAACAATCTGACGGCTCGGAGATATATAATTCAACAGTGTTGCCTGATAATGAACCCAGTACTTTCTCGGCTTCTGTGCCAGTATATATCTATATTCGTAAAGGCTCTGCAGCTCCTTATTATCATCCGCTTAAACTCTCTGCTACAATTGATCCTATAAATGGTTTAGTGTATGACACTACAGGATTACAGCAAGAAGATATAGCCGCGCATGATTATTCTGCAACTGCGGTTGCTTCTGACTGGACGTTTGATAGCAATACAGGTGCGATTACACACGCTCTAGGAACTACTCGTTATGCGGTGCGAGATTTGTATTCTTGGCATCAAGATTATTACGATGGGATTACCACGATAGACGATACTCCTTTAATGCGCGGGATTACGCCTAGTATATTTGAACTTATAAATAGTGGAACCATCTCTACTGCACATCTTGCAGATCTCAAAGGAGGTTCTATTGAATTTGGGAATGGAGATCTTTGGACTAATCTTTGGACTACGGATACAATGGCAGCTGCTCATAGTATTTATGTAGTGCAAGCAGGAGCTAAATACACCGCATTCTGGGTTAATGGCCCTCTAGATATTCTACTTCAAGTAAGTGATGCAGGAGTTCTTAGGGATTCTGGACTCGTTGATGTTTATACAAGACCTTGGGGTTATACTTACGCTAACTATCAAGCTGATCTGTCGGCAGGCGGTAGTGTTGTTGCGCCTATTTCAACCTTCGTAGATGCCGCTATTACTGATACAGAAGTGACTGTAGCTGGTTGGAATGATATTGTCATCTCGTTTGGTACATATTCTTTAGACTTCGCTGATGGAGATGGTTTGCGCACTTACTACTGTCGCATTAACTGTAATGGGCGCCCTCTCTCCCAAGTTTATCAATTCGCGCAGTATGTAACTAGAGATACTTCAGTGACCACTCTTAATGGTGTAGCAGGCTGGAAGTATAAATCTGCTCGTGCTGGGTATTATAACAATACTGCCGCGCCTTTTGGGACATATGCAGGTGGTTTATGGACATTAGCGAAAGGGGTATGGCTGGATAATGTTCCCTCTGGCGATCTCTTGAACTATATCGTAACCGATGACTCAGGTCTGACGCATCAGAAGGTAGTAGCTCTTAACCAAAGTATATCTATTACAGGAGTTATCACTGGTTCTCGTGTACAGATATACGATACGACCAATAATATCGAACTGTTCAATTCTACCGTCGGCCCATACTACTGGGAAGATCCGCTAGCTCCTGTAGGAGATCGTGTTATTCGTGTTCGTATTCACTACGTTCTAGGCGCTTCTGCGAAAGAATTCATTGAAGCTTATATTGGCACATGTGGAACTTCTCTATCGACAAAGGATCTGAGTTATCTAGCAAGTCAGCAGAATGATGTTACCTATAATTCAAATGGCATTGATGGCTCGTCTGTCACTGGGGTAACATTTGTTGACGCTGCTATTGATGTCATGAATATCAATCTCACTGCTCCTATTAATTTACAGAATCTATATGCTGCGTGGGTATATTATGCATTCACAGTAACAGGTATTGCTACTGACATTGACTATATTAAAGCCATTGATGTAGCGAATTATGTATATTCCAATCTTATCTGGAAGAATACATCATCTCCTGCCATTCCCTTAAAGATCACTGGCGGTTATGCTTGGGATGCTAATACTTTAGATCCCATGGATTTGATAGATACCACGGGTGGTACTATTTTCTTAGCTCCTCCTCATGTGGTAAGTAATGTCGTAACTGTTGGCGGGGTTAATGTGATTACTGGAGATATCGCTGATGTTCCTACTACTTCCGAGATTGTAACTGCTATACAGGCAGATAGTCAAACTTTAACAGTTCCTAAGTTCTTAGCCTTGAAAGGGTAAATGTCATGAGTGCTTTTACTCCAAGAGCTTTGATTGATATTGCTCGAACTTATATCCTTAGATATGCAGGATCTCCTACTGTTGGCGGGCCTGCAAACAATATAGCCGGAGGAGCGGCTGGACAACTCTTATATCAATCAGCGGCAGATACAACAGCAAAACTAGCTTTACGCGCTGCAGATAATCTAGTCGGTATAGATGCGGCTGGGACAGGCCTAGAGTATAAAGGGTTAGTGGCTGGGGCTAATATAACTATTACGCACGCAGCCAATAGTATTACTATTTCAGCTTCTGGTGGAAGTGGAGGAACTCCTCAAGCACTTACTATGAATGACAGTGGTGCTGGAGCAATCTCTGGTACTACTTTTGATGGCGTCGTAGCTAGAATCATTAGTTATAATACAATCGGAGCTGTTTCAACCGCTGATAGTCGGCTGTCAGATGCACGTCCTGCTAGTGATGTTTATACCTGGGCAAAAGCTGCTACTAAACCAATATATACTTACACAGAGGTAGGCGCGCAGGTAGCAGGAAGTTATCCTACTGGGTCTGGTACATGCTCTGGAACAAATACAGGAGATCAGACTTCAGTTAGTGGATCAAGTGGATTCTCTCTTCAAGTCCCTGTTAGTACTACAACTACAACTATAGTACAAGCAGATCGCGGCAAATGCGTATCACTTTCTGCTGGTATTACAGCCCCTCCTAGTGTATTAGCTGCTGGAGATATCGTCTCTTTATACAACAATACAGCAGGTAATTTAACTATAACCCAAGGTGCTGGTCTAACGCTACGTCTTGCAGGTACCGCCACTACTGGGAACCGTACTTTAGCTCAACGTGGATTGGCCACTATCTGGTTCCTTTCTGCTACAGAGGCTATTATCTCTGGTAGTGGGGTGACTTAATGGGAATACAACAGCTTTTATTAAACTCAGCTCCGCCGCTTACTGTAGGTTTTCTTAACATTAGCTATAGTACTACTACAGTTCTAAGGGCAGATAGTGGTACAAGTAGTTTTAGTTTCATAACCGCTGCAGGAATAGTCGCATCAGGTTGTTCAGATACAGCTGGCGGTGCTTATACGCGAGCAGATGTAGTAGCCGTTGCTGCAACCGGGACTGTAGCATTTGCGTTACAGCAATATTCCAGCGCTGTTGCAAATACTATATTATATAGTGCATACATGCAGTCGGCCACAGCCGTCATAGGTCTCTACTCCTCGACAGGAGTTGGCTGGTTATTTGTAAGAAGTACCTCAGCGGGTGCTGCCAACGTGCGAG